AGGGTCGGTTTGCATCAACTCCATGCCGTATTCCATGTCCAGAGTTGACCCCGGAGATTCCGTGCTTGTCCGGCTTGGCAAACCTTGTTGCCTTGCCGCCGCGCCGCTGTCGCCGGCTGGCTGTGATGCCGCCGCGCCCGGAGGCTTGTTTTGATCCATCCACGACAGTAATTTGTCGAAGTCTTCCGAGCCGAATTGCATCCCTGTCGGGAAATTCTTTTTAATCCAGAAAACCTTCATGCACGATGCGATGGCAGCGTAGGTCAACGCCTTCTCGTATTGCCATAACCGCCACAGCGATTGCACCGCCGCATCCAGTTCCGTGAACCCGACATCCTGCTCCGCCCGGTCGCGCAAGTTGTGGAAAACGATAACGTCCTCAATCGGTATCCGAACGCGGAAATTCTTAACCTGTCCGGCGGAGTCCATCGTCCCGCTCATCGAGTTGTGGGCGAAACAGTCTCCCGGATGCCGCGCCAAAACCCATACCGCAACCGGATAATTCCAGTTCAAATCGTATTCGATGGAAAACCGTATCGGATTGCCCGTGCCCTCCGCAATACCTTGATACGAACTTTGAAGCCGGTCGCATTCCAGCAATTCAGTCGCGTAACGATATTTATTTTTTGGGAATCCTCGACGATGGCGCACAAGCACAAAGCCATCACGAAACGCGCTTTTCTCCGTGATTAGCCAAGCCTCCATCCGGCTCATGTCCATCTTGACGGTGAAGTTTTCCGGCTGCCCGAATATCCGCCACTCTGTTTCAATCGCCCTGTTCAACTTGGTTTCTTCCTTGAACTTCTCAATCATCGCGCCGGAGTTGGGGTCTTTTTCGGTTCCCCATGTCCCGTATCTCATGTCCAGCCGAAACGGGTCGTCGCCCACCACGTTAATTGCATCCGCCCGCAACGCCGCCTTGCCTTGCGGGGTGTCCTTCGCAATCGTCCGCGCCCTTGCCCGGATCGAGTAGTCACCGGAAATGATTTCAGAATTTGCGCTGGTGTAAGTCCCGCGCATATCGGCATTGAACTTTGTGGACGCCGCTGCATCGTAACTGCGGAACATCGTGTCGTTGTGGTCAAACAGGTTCCCAAGCTGCGATTTAAGCCGACCAAGTTTCTGGATTTGTTCGTTTGCCCTTACGATTTCCCACTGTTTGACATCGGGGCGAGCGGCAGAACGCCAGTTTGCAACCGCCGTCGCGTCGGGAGATTCGGCGGGAAGTAGCGCAACGCCGGATTCGGCAGCATTCACAAATGCCCTAGTGCCATTGTAAAGTGAAACTTTCACGTTTTGATGCCTTCAAAGATTTCCGCGATGATAGCTTTCAGAGCCTTCTCATTTTCCAGCTTGTCGGCATTCGGCTCAATAGCATTGTCAGGGAGTTCAACCGAGGCGGATTTTTCAATACGCTTTCCGCCCTGTTCGCTGGCTTGTGTGCAGGTTATTTTCATAAAATTATCCACAGTCGAACACCGGCCTTATCTGGTTCTGATTCTGGCCGGTATTTTTGGCGCGCTCAATCTTGACCTCGTAGTTTCGGAACTCGCGCCAGTATTTCCATCTGTCCATCGCCTTGTTGCGCTCCTCAATTACAAATCGCGTCCGTTGCACGTCGCTTTCGCTCAAGTCAAACGATTCCAGTCGGAGCATTTTCGCTTCCAGAACCCACAACATCTTCTGCGCCAATGTCCTCTGGTCGTCAATGGCTGCGCCGGATGGCAGATTTTCCGACAAATTAAACTCGCCACGGTAAATCTGGTGGCGTTCTGGTCCTCCGCCCGGAGCGGATGTTGCGTTAATCGCGTATCCGGCGAGAATGTATTCGCCATTGTCGAGTGTCGCGCCAAAGCCGGCGGAGTTAATCAGGTGATCGTCTGAATCGTCGCCGGGGTCTGCGCTGGTCAGCGTTATGTCCGCCGGTTGTCCGTCAATTCCGTAAAGCACATATTCAAGCGACCAACCCTTTGAACGCGGAAATTCAACGAGGTGCTTCTCAAAAAGAAGCGTGTCCCCGGCGGCAAATTCAACCGGCTCCTGCCAAAGTATTTCAGCCATTCAACGAATGGCGGTAAGTCAAAGTCGCCACTGAATCAGATTTCTTCCGCTGCCGTCGCCGTGCCGAGCATCCCGTCAATGTCCTGCTGCACAAGTTGCATTAATTCACAGTCCCGATAGTGGGGTTCCGCGCCGGACACGTCGAGATATTTTTGCCTGCCCTTTTCATCACCAAGATACCGGGCCGCCATTTGCTTGTCGTAAGTGAAATTGCCCGTCTCTTTTGCCTGATTGTCGCAAAACCCATCCTTGTCATCCGCGCCAGTCAACAAGTTGCGGGCCAGCACTTCAAACTTTGGCATTCCGGGCATTTGAAGACGGATGTTGTCCAGAATCATTTCGTAGGCGATGTTGCTCCATCGGATAGTTTTGACGTAAATCGCCCGGCTTCTCCCCTGCTCGTCTTGAACCTGCATCTTGACCGACCGCGCCGGGGAGTAGTTCCGCAACTGGACTTCTTTGCCGGATGGATGCCTAAAATTCCTTGCGTTGTCGCCAAAAAACAACCTCCAGCATGACTCTGTTTTTGTTGGTCGTCCCATGAATTTGCCCTCCACCATCTCGTATTTACTTGCCGCCGTGAGCATGATCTGCGGCGTCCACTTGCTCGCGTCAATGGCAACCCGCGCATTCGGGATTTTGAACTTCCTTTGAACCCGGCAAACCTCATCCCAACTCCGGCAGAAACCGCGCCATGCTTGGCGGCTGTTTCCAAACTTGTCCCTCGCCCGCACTATCACCCAGAATGTGCCGACCGTATCTTGGTCTGGATGCTTCTGTGCGTCCACCGTCATATTCATCGAGTGCGCGTCTTTGATGAAGGTTTCCAGGGAGGCCATGTCATAACTGCCGATGCTTACGATTGGTTCGCGCGCTAGAAATTTCGGATTAAGAAACTTGGCGCGGTCGGACATAATCCAGTCCTGCAATGGAATTGGATTCCCGCCCCTGCTTGCATCTTTTGCTGACAGGTAGTTTTTAACCGATGACTCAAAAGTATTATCCCACATGGACTCGCGGGGAAGGATAAAACAAACGGCCTTTGGAGATTTCATTGAGCCATCCGCCTGTTTGATTCTGTATTCCTGCTGGTATGAGTCCATTATCGCCATGCGGTTTTCTTTCCCATCGGCAATCTGCATTCCGCAAAAATGACATTCCCACGTCGCAAGCCGGGCGCGTTCGTCAATCGTTCCTTCCGCTGGAAACCTCATGCCCGAATATGTTCCGGGCTTCGGGGCTTCCCAATTCTCCGGCGCGTTCTTTGGCTTGATGGCAACGAAATTCGGTTGCCGCAAGTTTCCAAACTCATGCTCACATTCCCAAGTTTGTCGAGATTGGCAAAACGGACACGCCCACGTCAGCGGCACCTGATGCGCCGCGCTCGCCTCGGTGTGCAGGTCGTCTCCAACCAATCCTGCTTGAGACTCGCACAAGATTTTACAGTTGTCCGGGAATCTATCCGCCCGCTTGAACGCTTTTTTTAACATCCCCGTTTTGCCCGTTTGCCACGCCTCGCTGATACGGACGTAAGGCCACGAAAGAGTTGAAAGGCTGCGGTCGTTTAACCCGTCCGCCTTTATGTCCATGCCTGCAAGTTTGATGTATGTCTTGTTCACATCAAACCTGTCAGCCTCGGCAATCTGTTTTTTTAACACCGGATGCTTTCGGATAACCTCCATTAACCGAACGTTGCAAAATAGTTTTGCTTTGTCCACGACCTCGAACAGCACCAGCATATTTCGGGGCGCGTGAACCATGACAAAAATAGTCCATATATCTCCCGCGATAGTTTTCAAACATTGTGTCGCTCCAATGATAAAAACGGTTCTCACTTCGGGGTCATTTAGCGCCATCAATGGGCCGGTCAGATGGCGGGCCGACTTGATCCAGAAATGCTGGTTCTGTTCAAGCGGCATTGATTCGTAAGCCTTGCCGTGAAGTTTGTAATGCAGTGCGTATTCCCAAATTGTGCCGCGAAATGTTTTTTCAAGGCTGGAGAACGCCTTTTTAATCAGGGTTTGATGCGATGTGGTTTTCATTCGACATCAACCTCGCTTTCCTGAATCTCGCTCGCCGCCTCTTTGTATTTCTTGTCAAGCTCGTCAATTAACGCCTCGCCCCTTGCGACATCGGTTTTAAGGAACGCATAGCGGATTTCTTCCCGCGTGATTGCAAGAAATCGCTTTGCAAGGCCAATGCAGGCAAGTTCCGCCTCGCGCCTTGAAACCAATTCCTTTGCGGCTTTTTTCTTTTCGGCCTCAAGTTGGAATCTCTCGCGCTCCAATGCGACGACTTGGCGCTCGTTTTTTGCGGTTGCACCCTTCGCGGTTGAAGATTCTCCGGTGATGGCCGCACCGCCGCCTTCAAATTTGTTTTCCAGAAACCACTTGATGAAATCGGCGGTGTTCAATCTCCGGTTCGCGCCCGGCCCCGGTGCGCCTTCGTTTTTAATCCATGAAGATATTTGACCGGTGAAGTATTCGCGTCCCACCGACTTGCCGTAAGTCTCGGTCAAATGAGCGGCCATCTGCGTCTGTGAACATTCCGTCGGCATTTCGGCGGCGGATTTAACGCGCCCGCCGATGATGCCGCAGGCTATCAGCTTTTCCTCCTGCCACTTTTGCGTCTGGCCTTGAAGGTATTTGAAATAAAGCACCTTCAAATTACAAGCCTCGGCGGGCGAGAACTTGGACAGCTTTGCCTCAAGTTCGTCATCCGCCATCGGCTCCGGCGTCTCAATTTGTTCGTCGGCGGGCATTGTTTAATCTCCGCTTCCACCAAACATATAGCCAAGTGATCCCCATATTAAAGACGCAGCCAAAATTTGGGCTAGGGCCGGTTTTTGCCCTAATGCTTGGCAGACCACTAACAACACGCTTCCTATTGCCAATAGAATGAAACACCTCTTGTAATATCCCTGATTCATACGCCGGGCTGCTGAACTGGATTTTTCAAATGCGGTGGAATCGGAATGGATTCAAACTTGCCGCAGAAACTATCGGCGGTTGTTATCGGCCATCGGGTATCTCCCGCTGGCCGAATTGTCGGCGGATTAAATCGGCACGCCCCGCAAACAGGACGCTCATCCGACATTAAAATCTTCGCGTCCTTGCCGTGCATGAGTCTCATTTCTTCCAATGACGGAAATCGCTTCCAAAACCTGCAATCCTCGCATTTCATAATCCAAGCTCCTTCCGCTGCTTGTCCACGGCGTCAAAGAACGCCTTCCATTGGATTCCCACAACGTCAATAAACCCCGGAGACCATTTCCCATCTACAAAATACTTTTCGCGCAAATCTTTGTAGCCGGATTCAATTGCCGGCAAGTCATACAGCTTGTTCATTTTCACGCGGGGATCAATCGGGGCAACCGCCGTCTGCGGAGCGCGTTCAGATTGCAATATAAGTTCCTTGTCCCCAGTCGCCAGAAGCAGTGGTTGCTTGTATTTTATCGCCGTCAAAAGGTCGTTTATCGGCTCCCGATTTTCACGCGCAACCCGCATTGACCATTCGCACAATTCGTAAGGAACTGCCTGTCCCCTACAGTCTGTCAATTCATGCTTCATCTGTTCGTAAAAGTCCCGCGTGAATGTTCCTCCGGGAAGATATACGGATTCTTCGGTTAGAATAATTCCAATGTGCCGAACCATTTCCACGTTGTCAATGATGCCCTGCAATGCGGGCTTGATGCCGTCAACAAGTTTCCCAAAGACCGCGCGCAACTCTTTCATCCGCAAGTCGTGCGCCGCCTTTTCCTGCGGATGCTCCGCCAGATATTGTGTTCGCGGATTGTCAATGGTGATGATTTCTTTGCTCATATTTTTGTTAGTTGGTTGTTTCTTGCATTGGATTGTTTTTCGCGGGTTTCATCGCTGCGCTGGTCGCGGCGCGGAGGCAGTCGGAAATGATCCTGCGCCTCCATGATGGCCTTGTTGACCGCCGCCTTTGTCAGCGGCTTGGGAGTCCACTTGATTTTACCTTTTGAAAAGTTGCACTTCAACACCGTAACGGTGGCCGCGAATTGTTGGGGGTTCAGACTTCCGTTTATGATGTCGAACTGCTCTTTGTCGAAGGCGTGCAGCACGGCAAAATAACGCACCCGCATTGTTGAAAGCGCGTCATATTCGTCCTGTCGCATTTTTGCTGATGGTCTAACGTAATCAATGACTTTTAGAAGAATTGCCGTAAGTTCGCGCCACTTACGCATCTCATCTGGAATTTTAGAGCACGGATTTACCGGCTTCAAATCATGCTCTGCGGCGCACAGAAGGATTTCGGAAACCTCATCCGGCGAACAACCGCATTCGCGGGCAACCGACGCGATGATGTTGGAATCCTCGCCGGAATCGTCCTCAATCGGCTCTGCATCACGGCCTTCGGATTCAAACGGTTCAACGGCGTAACCTTTGGGGTTTGTTGGCGATGTGGCATTCATGGTTTGTTTTTAGAGTTGCGATTCTTGTCGTAAATCTTTTTCGCCTCGCGCTTCAACTTTTCGTGAGTGTTCTTTGCGAGTCCGCAATGCTGGCAGTGGCCCATGATGAAGAAGTGGCGTTTTCCTTTGAGGCAGAATGATAGGTTTGTCATTTGTTTATTTACTCGTTACATGAATCTGGCCGCAAAAATTACATACATAAGACCGTTTCAATTCCGGCTTGTCGAGCATAAATTCAAACGCGGCGTCATGCGAGTGGAAAATGCGCTTGCGAGTTGCGCCGCAAATGTCCACGCGCGTTTTCCTGGCTTCGGAACGGTTGAATTTGCTCATGGTGTTGGTTGGAGTTTTGCCTTATACCATTCCGGCAGTCCAGCAATGACTCCACGGTTTATTTGTCCTATGAAGTGGGAGAACAGCTTGTCCTTGATAAAATCAGACTCCTCTTTTAGAAGGTCGGTTTGGACTTCTTTAATGAGGTTGCCGATGTCCTGCGGCGCGTCAACAAGTTTTCCGTCGTCGCGCAAATGCTGAATCGCCTTGTTCCACCGGGCGTCAGTTTTTAGCTGCGCTATCAGATTGCCGACGAAATCACCCGCCCCCGGATTGGACAGCTTCCATTCGTGCCGGTGTTTTTCTTGGAATCCTTCACTGACATATTTTGCAATGGCTATTTTCTTGTCCGCTCCAAACTGCGCGTAATTTTTGACAACAAATCCCTCAACCTTGCAGCCTCCGAGAATTGAATCTATTTGCAAATACTGTTCGGCGGCGAACGCGGGGAGTCCGCCGTCCCATACAACTCCATTCGCAAAGCACGGAACGCATTCAATCCCAATCCTGTCAGCCTCGGTTTTCTTTTCGTCCGGTGTCAGGTAGGTTTCCGGCGCAGTCATCACGTCGAACAGAATCAAGTGTAGTCTAGGAACGCGGGCGTATGCCAGCGTGTTGTGCTTGGGCTTGGAAAGATATTCGCAGCGGTAAATCCACCCGTCATGCAGGTCAAGTGATTGGGCCGTTTCAATCGCGGCATTGAACATCTTTTCTGGCGCGTCTGGAATGATGTCTTTGCCCTTTGACCGGCAGGAAAGCTCGCCGTCAGTCCGGCTCATTGAGAATTGGGAGCCGTCTATTTTTTCTTCAATTACAACCGGAGAATCAAAAATGTTTTTGATGGAGCGATGTCCCACCGCAAAGATTGATGGATACGATGATATGTGTTTCATGGATTTGATTTGGCTGTCGTTTGTGGTGCCGGCCTCAACGCGATGTATTTTTCAGCATCTTCTTTTGTGACCAGAGAAGCATAATGCTTCATCATTATTGATGGAGAGTGGCCGTGCATGGCCGCGCATTTTTCAGCGCCTAGAATTGGAAGCCAGCATGATACGGCGGTGTGGCGCAACCCATTGTCCGGAACGTCAACGCCCGCCAGCTTTCGCAATGCCACAAACCGGGCGTAAATGTTCTTGCCTCCAATCTCGACTCCGGGAACATCCAACCAATCGGAAAGCACGGGCTGAATAGGGAAGCATCGCCGCACATTTAGCTTTGTGGCCGCTCCGCCGATGTCCACAATGCCGTCATGCACGTTCTCCGGCTTCACACGGGCTGATTCTTTTGAACGCAGTCCGCCAAATAGAATCAAGGCCAGATAACCAAGCAGCGCGGGGTCTGATTTCTGGCAAGCCAGCAGCAATTTCCCAACGTCCGCAACCGGCATGATTTGAGGCGGCTTGTAATCCACCATCGGTATTTCAACGCCCATTGTCGGGTCTTTTTCAATCTGGCCGCGCTTGACGCAGCGGGAAAAGAAGCTCTTGAGATTCGTCAGCCGATTCTTCCGGCTCTTGGCCGCATAATCGCCGGCGGCCATCCATGCGTCAATTTTTTCGCAAGTGATGGATTGCACGGTTTCGTCCGGGTAAAATGCGGCAAAGGATTTAAGCGAAGATTTAAGCGTTGCCAGCGAGTTAGAACGGATGTCTTTGGACGCCAGATGTTCTTTAACGGCAATCGGAAGGGATTTCTGATTATCCGATACGCCGCCAAACACTTTGGCAAGCTGTTTGAAGCAATGTCTCGCCTCGCGCTGCAATTCTTCGGTTAGTAGATAGTCGGGCATATTATTCCATCATCCAGACATGAAACATTTGGCCGAGTCTGCGTCCGAACTGTTTCGGACTCATGTTCACCGTTTGTCCGACGATCTTACCATAAAAATGATTCAGCGAGAATTGAATTTTCATCCCATCCTTGCGTTCAAGAATTACCTTCAAGTCGGGACGGCTGCGACGCGGTTTGAATACATGGCCGATTGGCTCATCTGCCAACGAAGCATTGGCGCGGTCAATCCGGTTGCGCTCGTGCTTTCGGCAGGCGTTGAATGACCAACGACGACGTGCTTCGCGCTGTTTTGCAAATATCGGATTCACAAAGATTTATGGATTAGACTTCGCAGAATGGTCGGCTATCACAATGTTAGGCCACTTACATCATCGTGATTATTATGAGCATCAATCCCATCGAAATCGCCAAAGACATAATCAACATTGGCAGCACAGCCGGACTAAAGAAGGACGTGGTTGATTTGCAGGCGGCGAAGCTTCGCATTCTCACGGAGCAGCTTTCGCTGCTTGTAACGGAGAACACGCAGCTTAAATTGGAGAATCTCCAACTGAAAACCCTGGCGCAAAATAGTCAGCCATTCGCCGGAGGCTTCCATGATTTCGAGGGCGTATTGTGGAAGCGCACGCCGAACGGTTTCGGGAAGACACCATATTGTCCACAGTGTTCCGACCATCCGGTTATGTTTGGTCAGCCACCGATGGGCGGCGACCCGATGCTTTGGCAGTGTTCTGTGTGCGGGTTCACAGCAGATTTTTCCGGCAGACCTCGATAATTTATTTATGAGTTCGACCAGTGGCCTAACAATGCGCCGGAGCCAACGGCGGTTGGCGCTTGCGGTTCCGCATTCGCGGTTCACGACTCACCTCCGCCGTGGCTCAGCTTGGATTCGTTAGGCCACATGAGTCGCGGCCAGTTTTTTCAGTGAGTTTTCGACTTGAGACATAGCCCAGCCGAGTTTGTCCTCTGGCATCATGTCCACCACTTCATTGATTGGCATGGCTAGAGATTCTTCCACGCTTCTGCGTCCGCCATCGCGGGCATACATCAGCTTGAATTTTTGATGCCATGTTTCAGGCAGTTGAGCCAAACCATCTTTCAGGCTTCGGCGGGCGTAGCTTTTTAGTTGTTCGTTCATGTGGCCTAACAAGTGCGTCGAGCCAATCCCGGTTGGCCGCTGCACTTTTTTCGTTCAGGTTTCTGGTTGTTTTACGTCGTGAGTCCGGGATGGCTCACGCACGACGTTAGGGGTCATAGCAACGCGCCTTGGTTACATTCCGCCTCAAGACGGGCGCACGCAGTCTTGAAGTGTTCCGGGTCTATTTCGATACCCACGAAATTTCGGCCAGTCCGCAGGCAGGCAACGCCGGTCGTGCCACTTCCCATGTATGGGTCTAGCACCGTTCCACCTTCCGGCACGTCGGCATATTCCATCGCCCACGCCATCAGTTCTATCGGCTTTTCGGTCGGATGCAGATGCAGCGTGCATTGCCCGTTTTGGCGCAGCGCACCAGCCCACAGCCACCGGAACATTCGCTGCGGTTTGTTCGCCGTCGTCCAAATCAAATCCACATCCGAAAAGTCATTCTTCGGATAGCCGCCCGGTTTTTTGTCCCAGACGATCCAGCCGCGAGATTGCGGCAGAAGGTGCGAGAAGTGATGCCCGCCACAGATGACGGCGATTTTATATTTGAGCAGCGGCGACGGGTCGAAGTCTTCATGGTCGCCGATGACTTTAAGGCACATCCGGTTTCTTGCGCCGCCTTTGAGTGTTGTCGTCTTTTTTTTGCTTTTCGCTCCCGGCGTGTATCGCATCCCATACGGCGGGTCAGACACCAGCGCGTCCACGCCTTCAAGTGTTGGCATGATTTTCTTGCAGTCGCCGAGGTAGAGAGTCACATGGTTATGACCCCTAACAAAGCGCCGGAGCCAACAGGCGGAGTCGCTTGAGTTTGGATGTCGGTTTGCAGATTCACGGTTATTGGTTTTCGCGCCTGTGGCTCAGCTTGAAATGTTCGGCGCACCGATGGCAGCACGGGCGAGTTCTCGGCACTTCCGATAGGATAGCCTTGGGTTTGCGATTCGTTTTAGCGCATCGAGCATCTTGGCGATTTTAGCATCTTGCTCTTTTAGTCCCTGCATCGCGGCGCGTCTCCAGATGAGCTCACCATTCACACGGTTGATGTCTATTCGCCACACGAGCGCAGTCTGGTCTGGCACGCCGCTTTGTTGCATGTCGCACCCTGACTGCATCCGGTTTTGAGAGCCTTCAGGAGTTTGATCCATCGTGTCCCAGTTTTGCAGAGGGTCTTTTCCGATGTCTGGCCAGTGCGCCGAACAAGTCGCCGGACCTAACAGCCCCTCGCCCTTCAGTTTTTCTATCAGGTCATCAGCCATGATGTCATTTGGTTTTTCGTTCATTTTATTCCTTTCGGCGGGGCTGTAGGTCAGCTCCCGCGTTAGCCCGCCAGAGCGAGCGCTGTTTGGTTTTCATCGTCTTTTTCGGGTGGGCGCTTGCCGTAGTCCTCCCACGGCACGAATTGGTAGTAGCGTCGAATCACCCATCGTTGGAACTTTTTCAGTTCGAGATTCTTGTTGTCATACACCATCGGGTATGGCGTCAGCCCCATCGCGTCCATCGTCTTGAAGCGATACATCACGTCATCCATCGTCTCGCCCGGCCAGTAGCCGCACAGGAAATAGACCATGATGTTTGCCGGGCGGATGCCCGCGTCCATCAGCAGTTTGATTCCGCGCAGAAAGATGTCCTCGTCTTTGCGGTTGTCCCATGCCGTGTAGATGCGTTTCGCCTTAAATTGGTCATCACGGTATTTAAGATTCGCCAGCACCGCCGCGCCTTCGGCATGGATCAGCCGCACATTGATTCCTTGGTTCAGCGACACTTCAAAGTTTCCGGCTTGCAGTTCATCGGTTCGCGCCCGCCAGTCCGGTTGCCCGAAGAAGTCATTGTCGAGCAGGATTATTTGTTTGGGGTGAGGCTCGCCGCGCCAAATGTCGG